CTTTACTGCCGTACATTAGAACGGCATTTCAGCACCACCTGTGGCCATTACTGTTTCTGGTGTTACTGTAGCTGCATCTGGTTCAGGCTTAACTAACTTTTTCTTATTCCAATCAGAAATATAAATATTAGTTTTGTCTGCAGGTACATCCATAGACTCAATAAAGTTAGGGTACTTTGGCAAAGATGCATACTTACCTCTGTAGATAAATAGCATTCTAAACTTTTTACTTAAGAACTTTTGACCAAACAAAGCTGTTACTTTATTTGCATAATCTGCAAAAGATGTAACATTTTCTATTACAAATTCTGATTCAGGCATAAACTTAGTAGCAATATGCTTTACACGACGAGATACATCTGTAGCTTGTTTTTCTACATCACCATAATCTGGGTTAGCAGGAAACTCTGCATGTTTAACTGTTGCACCATTAGACTGCTTGAATTCAAAGTCAAGTCTTCCGCCTTTGTCCATGTTTAGTGATACACTCACTAATTCACAATTTTCTTGAATACCTACCGATGGTACTACACCACCTGTGTTGTTACTTTCTACGTTACTTCCGTACATTTTTCTCTCTTTTAGAAATTAATTAATTATTATACTCTTCGATAGCTTCTGCTACCATTACTAAATCGTTTGGTATTTTAACAGATCCAAACATGTCTTTTGGAGTTTTACCAGTATTAGCACCATCGTTTTGTGTAATAAACGAATATGTCATACCAGTTTCATTCTTTGTGACATCTGTATACAATACAATTGTAAACATACCCTCAAGAGTAACTACATTGTCCATCATTTTACCGATAGTTTTAGCTTTGGTAACTTTATTACCGTGTGCGTCAAATGTAGTTTCTGAGTGCATCATAAATACAACTAATAAATCATCACGCATAGATTTAACTGCATTGATAACTGACCAAGCATTCTGAGCAATCTCAGTAAACTTTTTGAAGCCAGTCTCGTTAGCTCTACGCATATACTCATTAGCCATAGTGTATTGATAATCATCAACAATAATCGTCTTGATCTCAGGACGTTTCTCATTGATGTAATTCAAACAACCAAGAATCTCACTAGGTTTATCTGTAGAACAGAATCTACCTTGTGGGTTCTCTTTGTCAAATATAGGATACTTAGTCTTCCATCCTCTAAACGGTAACGCCTTACGGGCTACGTTAACAATAAATGTAGACTCAGGGTTTAAATTTGCAATTGAAGTGGATTTCCCTGTCCCACTAGCGCCAACTATTAATACTTCTTGTGCCATTAGTTTTGTTTTTCTCTTTTTAATGCTATAGTTAATTCTTCCATCGTGCGAACATGTTGTTCTTCAGGCTTATCTTTATTATATTTAGTAATAAGATAGTTTCTGTGTTCTTCACTTCTAATGTTTTGGGGCTCATCGTTAAAGCCCCATTTAATTGTTTCTGATTCTTCCATGATTAAAATAAATTGATTTCTTTTTTAACGTTTTCTTGTTCTGTATGTCTTGCATTGTATTTATTACCTCTAAGCTCAGGATGTTTTTCTTGAAGTTTACGGCGACAACGTCCTACCCCTTCAAATGAAGGGTATTCTTTATTGTGTAAACCTTTTAGAAAATCTCTGGTGCTTAGAGTATTTAAATTAACATTGTATGCTAATAAAACAAATGCATATAAAACATAATCACAATCTCTAGCCTTGGGCTTGTTCAAGAGTATCACTGACACTCTCTTCTCGTACTTCTTTACTTTCATTGCTTGAATAGGTTGGTGGTTTAGCATCTAATATTTGATTATGAGCCAAATCATTTTCCATTAAAGCAATGCAAGGCTCGCCCTCCCTAACCTTCAGATAGTGCCAAAATATAGCATTATCTGTAGGCCATCTCTTTGGGCCGTATGCCCTAATACCAAGCATTTCTGGTCTGTGTGTTACAATAACAATGTCAGAATACATATAACATGCATCTGCACCAAAAATGTCTTGCTTCTTAGGGTAATGTAAATCAGGGTTTTGTATACGCTCTGATGCCTCGATGTTACGATTCATTTGAGATATTAGAATGAATGCCACCCTAATAACCTTTTTTAAACCATTAAACATAGCCATCAAATCATAGAGTAAATCTCTATCCTGCGCACCGCCCACCTTCTTTACAAGTAGAGTATGATCTAACATAATTATAACAGGTTTGTTCTTTTCTTTAGAAAAAGCTAATATTGTAGCTTCTAAAGATTTAACACTACCTGGTATATCTACGTAATTTATATCATACTTATTTAACTTACGAGCTTCCTGTACTGCATTCATATAGTAATTGTCATTCAGTTTAAATGTGTCTGACGCACTATACAGCTGCTGTGTAGTAATATTCATCTTATTACTAAGTTTACGGCCAATCAGCCGTGAGGATAACATCTCAAAGTTAAATGAGAGCATTGCAAAATCTTCCTCTTGATTAAGATCTTTCAATCCTGTCTCAAGTTGGCCGAGTATTGCAGTCTTACCGCTACCAGACATACCAGCAATAGTTGTGATAGTCTGCCATTCTATACCACCCATAGAAATTCTATTAAACTTTTTCCAAGGGGTAGCTAAAGATTTAATCTCGCCTTTTCTTCTACCGTCTATATAGCGCAATGCTGCACTAGACGCTTTAGATATATGGCGCCATGGTAAAGGTTTGTGTTCTTCACTCATATTAAATCTCCTCCATAGTTTTGTTCGTCACTTGCTTTTGGGGGTTCAATACCATCATACATAGTCCAGGCTTCCTGGTTTAAATAAGATGACATCATTTTCCAACGTGGACGAAACTCATTAGTGTAGCTGGCTTGCTTTCTATCTTCATGTTCAGCTGCAATAGCTTTAAGTATAGTTTCGTGCAAACCAGGGTTCCTTTCTATTAATGCTATGTACTTAAGCTTGTTACGCTTCATATCATTATGTAAAGGTCTGCCTTGATCCTTCCTAGGATAGGCAATAGCAAATTGATTCCAACAATCTTCACATCCTCGTACCTTAAACAGATCCAACGCTTTTTGACGGAGCGTAAGAGAGTCATCGGGCATTATTTTAATAAAGCCACGCTTCTGCAATTTTGCTTCGTCTATAGGTAGGATTTCTAGGTACTTTTCGAGTTGTTTACTGCTTTCGCTTTTAATTAACATGTAAACAAACTCGCTTGGAGTCAGTTTGTTGCCCTTCAACTTGGTTAAGTTTAAAGACACTTTCATCGCAATTTAAATATTTATCTAGTTCCTCTTCAGTTAAGTTTACCAAAGCATCATCTGGTAAACATCTTAATTCATCCGCACATTGTATACAATTATTCATTGCTTATTAAATTACCATCATTGTCCCAATGCGGTGCTAAAATTAGATATAAATATACGTTATTTCTGGTTATTTTACAACCAAATTCAATCCGTATTATATCTGTTACAGCGTCAAGAGGAAGGTCTTCGAGATCATCATAGTAAAACTTTAAAACGTTATACATATTATGAATCTCAAAGATTCCAACTTCTTTACCGTTATAGGGACTTTTCTTCATATTTACATTTTAGAACAATAGACGCTCTTGTTTTAACATATTAAGATAAGGGTCTATCGAAAATTCTTTTGTAAATGTATGTAATTTAGTATACTTTTCCAAAGCATTCATTGGATGTGCAGCTTTAAGTGCTTCTGTACATGCATTATATGCAGACCAAGCTGTACGCTCAGTAAATACAGGAGATTCAAACCATTCTTTAGTTGCTTTGTTTAGTTGTGCACCGTTCAAAACACCTTGATTTACAAATAATTGACCAAAATAATTACCTGCGTCTGTATCGCTAAATTCTATTTCTTGCATAGTTTGTTTAGCTTCAACAGACTCATCATAACGACGATCTACATCAGCAAAAAGCTTCTGTATAAGAATATCTAAGTCGTCTTCTACATTCTGCGTGTGTTTACGCATCTTAATAATATCACCTGTAAACATAAGGTTAGAGCATACAAATACTGATGCTCCACCACATACACCTATAGGTAATGTCTTGTCATAAGAATTACGAAAGCCTATACTTCTATTCATACCGCTACCTGCTAAACTAGAGCCATGATGAAATGTCATACTACCAAACATTTGTTGGCCTTTATGATTTACTTCTAGTCTCTCTTCAAAAGGTGCAGTATTGTAATGTTTTGTACCTGCTTCTTTAATTCTTGTTACTAATTCTTGGTGACTTACTGGTACGTAAGTCTCTGTGCGCTCTGGTGTCTTAATAAGACCCAGATCAGCGAAATCTACTAACTTTGCCATTGCTTCCGTCTGTTTTAGGGTATCTAATTGGTTCTACATGTCTATATTTTTGATAGACTTTTGGGTATTCAAATCCAAATTGAAGTTCAAACACGTCTTTTGTTACAAGACCTGTTGTATTTTTCTTTTTCTTTTTAAGTTTCTTTTTTTCAACTACAGGAGTGTAGTCATGGTATCCTTTTTTCATACTAAAATATATATCTTATTGTGTTCCAAGGTATAATCTTTTCATGTAAAGCTTTAAATGCATCTATATACAAATACTTTAAATGTCTAGCATACCTTATGTTAGTTCCACCGTACTGCGAGACTTTCTCTTCCTGGATTGCAGGATTCCATAGGTGTACTTCTGTTTCAGGGTGCTTTACTAAATTTTCTTCATGTTTCTTTTCATTATGTGTTAAAAATATTACTTCTGCTTTAACTTGATCTTTATACTCAACATAGTCGTTAAGCATATCAAACAGTTCTTCGTAATCCTCTAGCCAATTATCTTCTACGATAACAGGACTAAAGTT